TTGCAGGCTCTGGAACGGGCTTCTGTGCAGCCATCTGCTGCTGTGCCACCTTGAGTGCGTGCATGTTCTGCAACGCCACCAAGAGGGCTTCCTCGGCACTGGATTCGTCTGCGATGTCGAGGCCCATCTGGCGAGCAGACTTCCTCAGAATCGACAGCGTATCGTCCTGTCTCTGCTGCGGAGGCTCGACAGCAGGAGGCGGTTGTACCGGAGTAGGCTCCGGAGTCGGCGGAACAGGGTCTGGCTGGACCGGAGGAGGCTGGACTGGCTCAACTGGAGGAGGACTCGAAGGACCAGGCGTAGGATCAGCGACCGGAGCCTGTGGTGCAGGTGCCGTAGCAGTCGCAGCAGCAAGTGCATCGGTGAACTCGCTTCCGCTCAACGTCGAATCGTCATCAAGTCCCATCAGATTACCCAAAGTGTGCGGTTGTTACGCAAATCATTACGCGACTTTCAATTCGCGAATCAGATGTATTTAACACACTTGAACAGTGGTGTGCAACTATCTTGGGAATTTCTAGGAAAAATCGCTTGATTAAATTTGCTGTCGCGAATATGACATTAAGTATCAGTCTTTTCGTTACTCAACCCGTAAATTGGAATTACAATGATAGCCGTCGATAAATTGTTCGACCCGAAAGCAGCACAGAAGATGATTTCCGAGGCTGCGTTGCACGACGCTCCGATGAAACGACGCAAGGTCACGGCGTTGCCCACCATCAATACCCGTCGCGAGGGTCCTCCTGTGGCCTTCGCATACGGTCGCGTCTCCTCGTTCTCGCAGTACGAGAAGGACAACTCGATTCCAGACCAGAAAGTGCGTGCAAATCGGTACTACGAGATGTACCTGAAGGACGACGGTGTCGTCTGGGGTGACTTCCACGAGGACGGCAAGGGGATGTCAGCCAGCAAAACCCCGTTTGTGGACCGCCCTGCCGGAAGAAGGCTGGTAAATCAACTCCGACCAGGAGATCACCTGATCATCGACAAGATCGACCGGATGTGGCGCAAGGTATCCGACTTCTGCCGGATGACCGACTGGTTCGCGGAGAACAGGATCACCCTCCATATCGTCAATATGAACGGCGTTTCGCTCAATAGCGACACTCCGATGGGCAAGGTGATCCTAACGATGATTGCGAGCTTCGCAGAGGCTGAGGCCACCATGTTGTCCCAGCGCATCCGGGATGGATTGTCGTCCAAGAAGATGAACGGCGAGCCTACCCAGTTGATGCACGGGACTATGTCCATCAAGAAGAACGAACGGGAATATGTCGTATGGGACATCGAGAAACGCAAGGTCATGAAAGAGGCTGTCCGACTGCGTGACGAGGAACACTACACGTTCGTCGAGATCGCAATCGAAATGGAGAATCGTCGCAGGGTCGAGGCTGGACTCTGCAAGATGACTCCAATCCTCAAGAAGATGTGGATCACCCAGCCCCGGAAGATGATGTGGGTCAGGCCCTACTGGATCGAGAAGGGTATCAAGATCCTCGGGATTACCGATCCGTCTCAGTTGCCGAGGTACTCGAACCTGTTCTCGGTTGCAAAGAAATTCAACGCAGAGACCATGCCTGACTGGGAGAACGTCAGGCTCTCAAAACTAGCAGGACGGAAGTCAATGATCAGCTAAGTGATCAATTGCGTACTGCGCAACAGCCAGGGCTGACCATGCGTGCGACTTGACACGGTAGAGCGGCCCTGGCTCCTTCTTGGTTCCAATCGCTTTAGAACCACCATACATGTCGATTAAGGCCTGTCTGATGTTGGTGTCCTTGGCCTTGGTCGTTCCGCACAAATGGACCTTGATCTGGTTGCGGTAGACCAACTTGGTCACTCCTGGCCAGGCCTCCATGAACCTGCCTATCCAAACGCAGGTCTCGAACACCTCCTTGCCAACGGCCATCCCCATCGATCCGATCATCTCCATTACTAAGATCATCTTGCGATCAAAGTCTAATGCCTGACGGAGCATTATCTTTAACTTGAAGTTGTCCATGACTCCACACTCATGGACGAATCCAGTCTTTCTATCGATGATGACGTAGCCGCTCTGGGTTGTTCCTGGGTCTATTGCGAAGATCACTTCCCCACTCCCATGTTCTTAATGAATCCATTGATGACAAACTGGCTCCAAGTCTCGTAAAGACCTATCTCGCTGACGATCTTTCTTGCTGGCTCCAATCCGGACTCGACAATGCTCGGATCTTTAGGCTTGATAAATCCATCAACTAAATTGATTGCCTGAAGCACGCCGAGATGGACTCGTCCAACTTCGCTTGAAGGATCATATATGGTTGCAAATATGTCCGTCGTTCTGTAGTCAGCAATTCGAACCTCCTCGTGAATTTCCCTCCACTGCCCGTTCATGAAAGCAGATCCGATGCTGGTCTTGTCCGTGCTGTTAATGTGACCACCAATTCCGATTGACTTCTTGGCGTGCAGCCTCTGCTCTCCACCGGACTTTCCGCGAGAGTAGGTGAATATCTTCATCTCGGTATACGGATGGCGCTGATACAGGAACAGGACGTAAGGAATGACCTGGAGATGCGATGGGTCCGACTCTGCAATCGACCTTGGGATAAAAGTATCGGCAGACAGAATTGGCTTAATGTCATCTGGGCTACGAAATGACAAACCTGCGTCCTTGGTAAAGACCTCGGCTTCCCTAGCAGGTATCACCAAGACCTGTTCTTCCGACTCCATCTCTCTCTCCCGTTAGACTGTGTAGATAAAAAGCGATGCCAAGGTTATTAGCCTTGGCATCACGGTCCATTCTCTGGGCGTCCTGGAAGTACCGACGCTGAATGGTGGGGAGTGCTTGTTTACCTTGTCTCGCTACCCGTAGTTAGCAAGGGGCTCCGGTGCCAGCATTCCACGACAGTCGGACTTTGTGACGCAACGTCACGATTGACTCGTTTGCGACACTAGGTATCATATCAACTGTTTCAGGATAGCAAGACCTCCATGACGTTTTTTACAAATGACCAAACTTTACTCCATCTCCGAAGCCGCTCGGATACTCAGCCAGTCTCTCGGTCGACGGATCGTTCCTCGATCCCTGCATCGGTCCATAAAGAGAGCCAATGTCGATACCGTTGTGATCGGCAACTCCTACGGGGTCACGATGGCTGACGCTAGAAAGGCTGCACTTGCGATCAGAGAGATCAAGAAGAAGTCCGACGAGAAGGATTAAAGGCTCGGTTTCTTTCAGTTCTAACGCCGGCAAACGAACTTAGGCCGACTACAATCAGCCGTAACTCTTTTTGCCCTTACAGCCCCATCGCTTTCTGGAGATGTCGTTCGGGCACGGAGGGTTGTCACACTTAGGGATGCCTGCGGATCTTGCGCAGTACGCATCACCCTTCGCGGTCCCAGGTTGTGGAGTTCGGCCTGCTTGGCCTACGCTCCTCGTCTTGCCATCGACAGTCACTCGGACTGCCTTGCCTTTGTTCGGCTTGCCTGCCATCTCGATTGCCTTGTGTTGGCGTTGTGGACTCGTTTAAGAAGCCTAGCGGAACTACTTCTTCTTGCAGTTCGACTTGGCCTTGGTGCTCATCGCAGCAGCGACAGCGACTTTCTGAGGCCTGCCAGACTTGATCATCTCTCGGATGTTCCCTGACACGACCTTTGAACTACAACCTTTCTTTAACGGCACGATCACCTCAGATTGTAAAAGAAAAAGGCTGGTCGCCCTCGTTAGAGGAGTGCCCGGGAGGAAAGCACTTGCATCTATGCAACGACCAGCGATCTATTCGGCTACTTGCAGCTTCCCTTGCCGCCTTTTCCGCCCTTCCCGCCTTTGCCGCCTTTCATCCCGCCCTTCATGCCAGCGGGGTAAGCAGTCCCTTTCTTCATCGAATCGTCCTCGTTTGCGTGGGTAATTGAACAGTCCAACAGTTTGGATGTCGGTTTCAGGCTACGGGAATACCAAGTGCAAGTCAAGCATCAGGAACCGGCTCTATCACTCTGGCAAGAACCAGTTTGTCGTAGTTCTGGATGTGGAACTCACGCAACGCCTCTCGATTGATTGGCTTGGGATACGAGACAGCGTACCCCTCGAAAGTCATGATTGTGGTCAACGGCCACAAGGACTGATTCGTCGTGGCTCCATTCTTTGTAACCCAGAAGTCCGCGACATAACGACCGAACTTCTCCTGTTCCTCCTTGTTCCTGATCTTGTGAGTCTGGATCATG